TTGACACATGTCGCATCTTCCTGAGCGTTCTCATAAGTCGATTCGACCCCCCACTCCTATTTGTCATGCGGATGTGCTGATTCTAAATACTGCTCTTCAACGCGTCCAGCAGGCGACGAGACTATCTAGAATTCGCGTCTTCGGGTGGCTTGTCCTGCAATGTCCAGACCCAGGTGGGGCTTGGAGATTGCCACGTCCCTTCAAGAGGTGCACGAGTCCACATGCTCCTTTTCGAGCTCCTGCAAACCTCGGCCCGCCGTGAGCAGGCGTCACCCCCTCGGTGAATCGAGCCTAGCGCATGAAGGGCACCGCGCTGATCGTTCCAAGATCAGTAGCCCTTGCTCGCCACCACGTATCCCTGCGGGTCGAGCACCTTCACCGTGTCTCCGTCGTTGTTCCAGATCGCGGCGCCGTTCCCCCAGTAGAGGTCCGACTGGCTGTCCGCTCCGCTGCCGGTGTGGAGGGTGAAGGACTGGCCGGTCTGGAAGACCCGGTCGGGGAAGTAGTACGTGTGCGCGGCGTCGTCCTCGACGGAGTAGCCGATGAGGCTGCCTCCCACGAGCATCTTGAAGACGATGTACTCGTCGTTCAGGTTGTCGTTGTCGTTGCCAGCGGCGTCCGCGTGGACAGAGACAATCTCCAGCGCCGGCCCGGCGGGTCCGCCCTCCATGAGTCCCAGCAGGTTGTGGAGCACCTGCGCGACTTCACCCCGCGGCATCTTGCCCCAGGGATCGAGACTCCCGACGGGAAGCCCGGTCAAGAGTCCGTTGTGCTCAGCCACGCGGGCGTTCGGTCCATGGATCGGGCTGAAGCCCGATCCCCAGGTGTTCTGGTAGCCGGAGGGCGGGGTGCCGAGCGTGCCCGGGAGGATGTTCTGGACCGCGCGGACCACCATGGTGACGACCTGGGCGCGAGAGATGTCCGCCATCGGCGCAAAGGTGCCCGGGCCGGTCCCATTGGTAATCCCGCGGGCCGCGGCCACAGCGATGAAGTTGTCGGGGTAGAGGGTGGAGGCGCCGCCCCTGGTCACGTCGCCGAACGGACACACATCCGCCTCGGAGACTGGAATGTCAAGCGTGAGCACGATCATCTTGGCGAAGTGCTGGCGCCAGACTGGGTTCCCCGGGCGGAAGCTGCCGTCGTCGTAACCATTAATGATTCCGCGGGTTGACAGGTCGTCGATAGCCGTCGCGTAGGCGTGGCCGCCGGAGACGTCGGTGAAAGCGAAGGCAGATGAGGTGAATAGGCCCAGGAATAGGACAGTGGTCAGGATGAGCAGGACCCACCGGACGGAAAACTTCTGTCTTGTGATCCCCGTCGTCTTCCTCAAGAACCCACCTCTGTCGGCCATCTCGCTCCCCTTTCTGCACTTTTTGGGCATCCCGCCGGAGGTCCTGCCCACCCTACGATCTCCCGTGTGTCTATTCGTTTGGCGACCACTCAGAGTCTTGGTATCCAGCACTGAGCGGCAACTCCATCGCTCCGGCCTGGGGGGGTGTCGCCGTAGTAGGGGAGGTTGGGAGTCATGGGTGGGACGGTATCAGGGACAGAGTCTGATGGGCAAGGCGCGTATCGGGTACGGAAACCAGACAGAAGACTTCCGAGAGAGGGACATCAAAGAGGAGATGGAGATTGACGCCTGAAAGGGGGGCTCTGCCGATGTAGATTGAAGTGGGTCTGGAAGCGGTCGCCGACTCGTTGCCAGAGAGTAGAGTAGGAATGGTAGTGTACGGGTGGGACGGGCAACCTAGATTGATGCCGTTAAGCAACACCAAGGTGGGGGAATTGGAAATGGTCTTGCCCAACTGGCTCAAGATCGCGTGGTGGGTTCTGCTGCTCGCCCTTCTTGGCGGCGTGCTTCGTACACGTCTGTCTGCTTTTACAGCCGGCTCAGCCGTCGGTGCTGATGTTGTTTTGCTGGTCATCTGGACGGCGCTGCTGCTGGCTCCCTTGTTTCAGGAGGTGACACTGTTCGGAATCACGCTCAAGCGGCAAGTGAATCAACTCACAGAGGAGCTGTCGGCTCTACGCAACGATGTACGCAATTCGGTCGCCGTTCGTACACAGGTCAACCCTACTTTCTACGTCCCCGCGCCTCCTCCGGATTCACAGCTCCCGGCTCTTGAAAGTCGCCTACGAGAGGTGCTCCTGGGCGTTCTGCGTGATCTGGGTATTGAGCAGGTCCGGCCTGCCGCAGAACTCCAACCGGCTCCCGACGATGTCACCTTCCTATTCAATGTGCGATATGGAATAGAGAGGGAGTTGCGTCGGGTCTGGAACGAGTTCGATCATGTTGAAGAATCTGGCGGGCCCACATCTGTACTTCGGATCGCCTCGACGCTCTCTCGCGAAGGTCTTCTGGATGACCGCCTGGCTCATGTGGTCCAGCAAGTCTATCGTGTTGCGTCCCCTGCCGTTCACGGTGAGCCAGTGAGCGAGGCGCAGGTGTCCTTCGTGCGCGACGTCGCGCCGGAACTGATTTCGGCGCTCAAGGCGATTGCGCTAAAGGAGGGTGCGTGACGGGGCAATGCAGCGATCTAGTCATTGTCAGTTGCTCCCGGCGCCAAATCGATTTCCAGGTGGTGCTGACGCTCAGCCTCGGAGATCTCCTCAAGGAGTTCGGCGAGGTTTCCTAAGGGCAGAACCCAAGTAGCACCGATTCCCGTGCTGTATCCGATGGAAAAGCCCTCAGGGGACGGATACTCTATGTGAATGTCCGGGTGCAGAGATTTGACCAAAGAACAGCCAACGGCCTGGAGCTTGCTGCCCGCGGGGGCTAGCAGAATTCGGTGGTTGGCGGAATACTCCCAGTAGAGATCCAGCAGCATCACCACCGATTCCCGATAGTCGAGGGTCGACACGGCTCGCTTAGGCAACGCCACGTCGCCTGGTTGAGCGTGTTCGACTGGGTTGTCCATTTCCCACTCCCGGCGTACTTGGTCATGAATCCAGGCTGTGGCGTTTTCCCGCCAATTGTGCACCGGCGGCCGTCCGTTGATCAAGAATAGCCGCCCCGGATAGGCTGTATTCAACAGGACCTGCGTCAAGGCATCGTTGAAGGACATGAACACCAATGCCGCTGTTTGGTGACCCTGCATAGCAACACTTGCCAGCGAGTCGACCCGGACCACACCGTGCACTCCGGTGTATATCTGCAGTGACGGCTGATGAACCTTGTTGGCTTCCCGGGCCTGACGGAAGCTCCCTTCGCTGGGACTGTAGTTTTCGGCCTCCGCGTAGAAGACCGTCACATCCAGCCTGAGTGTCCGGACGACGTTCAACGCCAGCATGATCAGCAACTTTGACATGGTCGAGATGTCCAAGAATACTCGACGCGCTCGATAATGGGCCAGACGTGAACTCAGGCGCTGCTCGAAATCGGCTGGCTCAAAGCGATTGTAGGCGAGAATATCCTCATCTGCGGCTTGAACTCCCGCATTGCCAAGGCTCTGACGCACGTCGGCCAGTCGATTTCGCGGGTTGGCCGGTTCGTAGCGCATCAACACAGCATTCGCTGATGAAGGCTTCACGATGGCCTGCGTTACGGCCATCGTGCGTTCTTCAAACCCAGGTGCGTGAACTAGGACGTCGCCCACCTCCAAAGTCAGCTCGTCTTCCCTTCGGAGCTCAGGCAACAGCTTGATGAGCGCCCGGTTCTTCGGCTTTTGCACGGTCAGTCCTTTGGGTCGTCGCCCAAATCGTCGTACAATGGGTCGCTTTGTCCCGATTCCCAGCCTTCGCCGAAAAAGTTCATCTGGGCTGCATCAGCTCCACCGCGATTCATCGACTTGAGGAACGTCTCCATGAACCGGTCTGGCTCGAGGAGAAGTTGGGTGAAGGTCGAGCAGGGCATTTGCACGCTGTCACGCTTTGACAACGCCAACGTACCGTAGGGAAGTAGTAGCCGCCTTAGGTACAGTCGGGGTACAAATGACCCGCGCACGCTCTTACCCCGATTATCGCGCATGAATAGTCCATATCGGATTAGGTCCCGGTAGATCTGTTCGGCCAAACCCGAAATGCGAAACTCGTCAATGATCTCAATTCGAAACGCCATGCGGGGCACCTCTCTCGAGCGGATCTTGTAGGTGGGGCCTTGGAGGAGTCCGCTTGCTGCTGCGACGAACGCTTCGACTATCGCCTTCAGGTGATCGCCGAAATGGCCGGAGAGCTCATAGTCGGGCCTCGTTTTGCGCATGGCGTCGAACTCATACTTCCACTGGGTCGGGTTCGTTGGTTCGTTGCGAGTGTGCGAATTCAGCCACTCACTTCCACGATTTCGGAAGGTACGATCCTGAACCGTCTCGTCGATCGGTAGGCTAAGTACCGACGCCGGGTTGGAGACATCTGCAGCTGCATCCACCACATCGGAAATCAACTGGATCATGGTCCGCGTGTCGCCGGACCAGAGATTCGAGAATGTATCGTCGCCAAAGTAGTTCACACGTGATCGCGAGCGACCACGTCTCTGCGATGTTCCCTCAACAATCGTACGTTCCTCTGAATGTCGGTCGGACGGCACCAACCGGAGACGCCGCGCAAACTCAGTCTTCGACAACCCCGTATTTCCCAGGAGCTGCCTCAAAGAGGCGCAGTCCGAAGGTATCCTGCCATCGAGAGACAGCCGCCGCGAGAAGACGTCGTTCAAGAATGAGAGGCGCTCGTCATCCGGCAGGAATAATGACTCCTCGCCAAGGTCGACCATCTGGAAGTCGTCGCCGTCCTGGAGGTTCTTGCCACTGGAATCAAGAGGAACGAAGGTCGTCGAGGCTTCGGTGGCCAACTTGGCTAGGATCTCGGAAGAACGCTGCAGGAGCGAGCGGTTGAGTACGCGCTGTATTGATTCGGAGACCCGAGGTGTCGAGTAGTCATCGACGAATAGCAGGATCGATCGATCGCCGATCCAGGAACAGCAATGCCTGAGTTGTTGGGCCAAGTGGGGGAGCCAGCGATGCTGGGACATCTCGTGAAAGCCTGGGAAGCCGATTCCGCCGTCGGCTGTTGGGAACATCCACTTCGTCTGTTCCAGAACTGAGCGGTATTTCTCGAGTCGGTCCTCGCCAAGGAACAGGGGGCCATTTGCCCTTGATATCAACAGATGCTTGACGAATTCGAGCAATCGATCGCTCGGTGGCATCCCCTCCTTCGCTGAAAGCGATGACTCCACGGCGAGAAGGTCGGCCAAAACACAGAGATTGGTGAAGCACACCAGTCGCGCCTCATCGGCGGCCGATGGATCGCTCGGGAAATGTGCGAATGCATCCGCGATGTCGTTGGCGTTGACGTAGAACGCCACGAAACTTGGTGGGTTAGACAAGCCTGGTACGGGGCCGCACTCTACGAGCAGGCGCTCGCTCAATCGTCGGAACAACATGGTCTTGCCACAACCCCGGGGGCCGGTCACTACCGTTGGAATGTCGAGTGCCAGAATTTTGGATCGCGCCGGAACCTCGGGGACGAACAGCTTCTGCCACCAGTCCCAGCGTTCTCCAATCATCTCACTGACTTGGAACTGGCCGACGCCAGGTCCATCGGTCCGGAGTATGTTGCGATTGAGGGGGACTGCCCGAGGCGTCGCCGCCGATCTACCGTACTGCGCTTCCTCCTTGATTTCCCTCAGAAGATGCAAGATATCAAGCGGTGAGCAGCGTTCGGCGCCCTGGACTTCGGGTAGGACCTTCCCGAACAGCGGCCTGATGGCCTGCAGTATCTGCTTGTGCGTTGCTGTTGCCTTCTCGTAGTCAATTTGCGCGATCATTGCGTTGATGATTTCGGCAAGACCCAGGAAATCGTCCTTTGGGGCTTTCTCTCCACCCGTGGCCCCGTAGCCGAAGTCGGACACGAAGATCGGATACCGCGTCTGCATGGAATCATCGAAGGTTGCGAGTTCTTCCGACCCAATCAGGATGTTGCCAGCGTGGAGATCGCCGTGGCGCTCAACTCCGTTCGTCTTGCACTCACGCAACACATGAAGAACACGCTCAGTGACCGCAAGAAGAAAGCTCGTATCGATGATGTTCTTGCGCTTAAGATATGATTTCAGATTCTCACCAGGAGATATATAGTCCCATACGGTGTACATACACAGTCTAGGAATACCAATATGACTGATCTGTGCAGTTCCATGATTGTGATAATGTACAACGCCAGTTACCAGGTTAAGTCTAGATACCTTCTTTATCTCTACATCCCATCCATGTTTCAGTGTTTGAAAGACCAACTTGACAGCGTATTCTGATTCAGGCAGATCTTTATGGAAAGCTCTGTAGACAAAGCCAATCTTTCCCTTTCCCACGAACTCACGTAACCGGTATTCACCTACTTCGATTCCCTCCAGATCCTCGGCCCATGGCGTAACCTGGTCTCTAGACATGTGAAGGGACTCTTGGTTTGCGTCTTGCCGACGTCTTCTTGTAGATCAATATGGTCTCCGACTTTGTGCCTGCACATTCGCGTCGGGATCGCCGGATGTTGGGAATGGTGTCGCTGTGAACGCCTTCTAGTTCGAATGCGTGGAGGGCGGGCTCTGATTCAAACACCTCTCGTGTGAGGAAGTCCGTCCGCCCCGGTCGCCCGCCGCCCCGTGTAGCGTCGCCAACTACCAGAACGAAGTAGCCGTGTGTCTCGATCCCCGGCGCCAGGCGCGAACACACTTGTGCGATTAGCGCCCTGTACTCTGCCTCTCGGTCGCGGCGTTTGAGTTCTAGGCCTTGGGGCAGCGACCGATCAATGAACCAGAGCCTCAAACGATTGTCCCGTACATAGTCAAGTTCGTTCATGTACGGGGGGCTGGTCACCACCGCACCGATCTGCCGCAGCTTGGGAAACTCACGGGCATCAACGTGCAACACTCTCCGCGACTTTGAATAGGGGGCTGCGGGGCGCTTGAAGGTGCGATGGATCTTCGCCTGCATCCGTGTCAGCACGTCCCGTTCCTCATACATGCTGGGGTACTGGTCGGGTGGGAACCGACGATCTCGCAGGTATGGGACAAGGTGGCTGCTTGGGAATGACAGGAATCCAGGGCGCTGGTGGTGGAGCACTCCGAGGAGACAAGCATGAAGGAAGAGGTCGCCACGTGCCACGCAGGCATCACGAAAGGCGAGCGCGCTTCGCAAGGTCTCCGGATGGAAGAACTGGCGCACCCAAGATGGTACGGTGCGCAAGTCTTGGGTGCCACGGAGTTGCAGTGCCAAAGCCCAAGTGGCGCACAAACGGCGGTTGGCGACTGCCAGGCTGGTTGGCGGGAACAACTTTGCCTTGGTGAGCAAGACGGCGTACGGATTCCAGTCTCCGACAACGACGCGACGACCGTTTGCCGCCGCTTCTAACGCTCCAACGCCGCACCCACAGAATGGGTCAACCACTAGGTCACCCACCTTCGTGTGCTGCAAGATAAGAGATCTGGCGATCGACGTCTTCATTCGCCCGATATACGGGGCGATTTGGTGCAGTGACAGGTCGGTGGCCAGAGTGGATGAAGCTGACCAGCTCGGGAACAAGGGTGTTGGCTCTCCGGCCAGAGTTATGGGAATCTCCATAGTGGCAGCAGCCAACATCGGTGCCCCCGCTTCCCCGGCGAGTACATCAAGGGCGTGCAGTCCCAGAAATGGGGCCAGAACATGCTTGAAGACGCCCTGGCGCAATGGCGGGAAGTCAGAGCTCCGTGGATGGAGAGTGTGGTCGGCCTACTGGTCACGCCCATTGGCGGTGCGGGCAGAACCGGAAATCCAATGCGCCCTCCCTCATTAGACGACCATTAACCATAGCATGCTGGTGGCCAGCCCTGAGATTCCGAGGAATGATAGCGGAGGTATCATGTAACCCCCGTCGGGAGCCGCGCGCGGCTAAGGTTGTCCCTCAAACTGATACCTCCCACCAAGCCCAGAAGATGAATATCAGACCGATTGCAGGGTTCCAACTCCTGGTCGAACCCGCTCTTCTGCTCTCCCGAGAAGGCGCGCTTTATGACTTGCCGCTCGAATCTCGCGACTTGACGCTCGACTTCCAGGGCCCATTCAGCGATCTCGGGTGTGGAGAACATCCAATCCCCCACTCCGGCTCCGCCAGCGAGCAATTCGTCCCAAGGCGGATCAGTTTCCGTTTCCTTGGTGAACCACAGATTCGTCTCATCACGGCCCTGTTGTGTTCCGCTGGTCACGGATCTCGAATACTGGTCGCACGATCCCCCTGTTCAACTTCATGATTCGTCATGCGCCCTAGTGTGGCCGATGCCGCGGGAAACAATCCAGGCCCATGCCGTGCTAGACGTCTGCATTGTCGACGGGGTCCCTCTCATCCTTCCCTAGCTCCCCCTACCAACCCCTCAATATCCTCAAGATCCACCCGCCCCGTCCGCATCCCCTCACTGATCATCTTGTGCGCGAGTGCCTCCCGGTACTCGAGGAAGTACGTCGGTGACACCTCGAGCGCCGCGGCGAACTTCTCGACCGTGCGGAGTGCCTGGGAGTTCATGCGGTGACCGCGTTTGCCGGCGAGGTACTGGCTCACGGTCGAAGGGGCGACATCTGCCCGGGCCATAAGCTCGGTGTCCGTGAGATTCCGAGCGGCGAGCAACGTTTTGAGCGCATCGCGGATCGGTTCATTGCTCCTCTCGGGTACAGTCATGTCACGATTCTAGGGGGGCGCCACCTGGATACTTCACAGTACTGAGTTGTCATGCTAGCCTAGACCTCCATGCAGCTACCATGGAAGGCTGGGACACATGCCTCCTGACTGTCCCGACGACCGAGAACACATAGTCCCCCCCCTCTCCCCTTTCCGTCCTCACGACCCTCCCCTACTCACCCCCGGCGACGTCTGGTGCGCCAAGTGTGGCAGCAACGGCCAGCCCCGTGTCCGCCACTGCCCCGGCGGTGAGCCCTGCCACTTCGGCGTTACCGGCGAGCATCTGCACCTGATCTGCCCTGACTGCCGGCACGTGGAGCTCACAGAGACGTACGAGGCGTTCCGGGCGCAGGCGGGCTCGTAGATCGATCACTCGTCCGGCTCGTCCTGCTCCTCTCCGGGCAGCTCCGGTACGCTCGCAGTCGGAAGCGGGATTACCTCGGCCGGCGGCCGCAGCCGCGGTTCCGGCTTGGGGCCCTCCAGCCAGATCTGAGTGGGGATGATCAGGTTCGGGTGGTAGCCGCAGTCGTCCGCGGGTAGGCGGGGCATTGGGAGGGGGAAGGGGATGATCTTGGCTGGGGGGTCGGTTATGTGGGTTCCTCCTCTCGCTCGCGCTTCGCCGGAAAGTCGCGTATGCTCCAGTCAGCCGGGAACTGCGCAGCGGGTCCTGGCTTTCTCGTGCTTCGCAGAACCACCAGGTCGGGTCCCGTGGTAGCCCTCCCTTCCAGCAATGCTGGGGCACCCTATTCGATGTCTCCACCGCAGTGCGGACAGACGACTCCCTCCTCTTCCCGCCCGCGCCGCATCTCCTCGGCAAACCCAGACGCCAGGATCCCCGCCGGCAGGGCGAAGAGCCCGATGCTGAGGATGGCGATCGCCGCTCCGAGTACGCGTCCGGCCGCCGTCACCGGGTAGATGTCACCGTAGCCCACTGTGGTGAGCGTGGCGACGCCCCACCAGAGCGATGCCGGGATGCTGGAGAAGGCCTCAGGCTGGGTCCCGTTCTCCACGTAGTAAACGAGACTCGAACTCAAGAAGAGCAGAAAGAGCACCGCAGTCAAGGTGACGACGAGTTCTTCCTTCTTGGACCGGAAGACTCGTCCGAGCAGGGCAAGGGAGTCTGAGTAGCGGGCGAGCTTGAGGACGCGGAACAGGCGGAACAGCCTCAGCGCGCGCAGGAAGCGGAGGTCGACGCGAGCCAGGTTGAGATAGAAGGGAAGGATGGCAAGGAGGTCGATGACCGCCATGGGGGTGACCATCCAGCGGAGCCGGCCGGCCAGCGGCGCCGAGTAGCGCGGATCCGCGGTCACGCTCCAGAGTCGTAGCGCGTATTCGATCGTGAAGACCGCGACGGAGAAGACCTCGAAGACACGGAGAACGCCGCCCCAGCGGGCGGTGACAGACGCAACGGTCTCAAGCGCCACCGACAGGACGCTCAGGGCGATCACCGTCATGATGAAGATGTCGAAGACGCGACTCGCACGGTCTCCTTCAGCGGCCGGCTCGAGGATCTCGTGGATCCGGCGTTGCACGGCGGAGTGCCGGGATCTCGTCCCACACGTCCCATTGCGTGCCGCACCGTCTGAGCAAGCGACGGGCTTGTGTTCGTCACCCACCCAGACACTCCGGCCTGAGTACCGTCTGCTCAAGCAAGTCGACTATGTCCTCTGCGGACGCCCGGTGCTCAGTTTGTCTCCAGAGCTCTTTCCGAATAGCGTCGACGACCTTCTCGGAGCGCAGGACCTTCGCGAGAGACTCGGGCGACGTAGCCCTCCGAGCCTGCCAGAGTTCATCTATCCGCCTCCTCTTCATGGACTCGGAGGTGAGATAGAAGAGTTTGGCTGCCTTGTCGGGGAGACTGCCGTCCGCCAAGAGATCCACGTCGAAGGCAATCTCTGTCAGCACCGGTAGCGCGGCTGTGATGTGGTAGACCTGCCACTGTGCACCGTTCGTGAGCACCACCCACTCCACACCTTCGTTGAGCGCGTAGTTCTGCACCTGGCGCAGATGCTTCATTCCCAGCTTGGTGGTTACCCGTTTGACTTCCACAAACGCAGCCAGCTGCTTGTCCACCCGGAGGCCGAAATCGGCGAACTCCCCCCGGACGCGGTACTCGGTGGTCAGATCGGCGTACTTGTCGAAACCCAGCACGTCGCACAAGAAGTCGGTGACCAAGAGCCGAGTGTCGCCCTCGTTGGCGTCGCGAGCAGCAAGGTCAGCCAATGGTTTGCTGAACTTGCGGATCCCCACCTTGACTCGATCCACGGCGGCCTTCTCCCACTTAGGGCCGGACCTCGCCTTCGGCCTTCCATCGGTTACCGCCTGCGTTTCTGTGTCGGTAATCGCCTGATGGTCTGACATGAAACCCCCCTACCGGCTATGGTGATGGCTGCCCCGTTATCGTCGGTGGCCCTTTGAGTCCGGTGAACTATCCACCCCCAGCGAACCCCTCACCCGCAATTACCGAACAAACGTTCGCCCACAGCGGACAGGGTGCAATCACCTTCCCGTTCCTTCATTTCTGCACTACGAAAATGCGTATTTGCAGGCGGTCTTCTGTCCGAGGGTAGTTATAGACTGCCGGGCCTAAGCCGATAGGGGGTCCGGGATGACGGGTAGAGAGGCATTGGAAGAGGTTGTGCGGGTGCTAGAGAGGGTGGATGAGGGGGATGTCGATGCACCCAGCTGCACAGCTCTCGCCATTGCGCTCATTGATCACCTCGCCCACGTGCTAGCTCCTCCTCTCGCTGACCGAGCACGACCAGGGCATGAAGCTGAGGAAGCCTGATCAACCCAGCTTTGACAAGGCGGGTGAGTTCTTTGTGCTCCTCCCAGAGCTGCTCCTCCAAGAAATAGCCTTGCGGAAGGTCGAAAGCGCGCTCGAAACTACGGTACGTTCGGAGGCTCTTTGGATCAATGCGCCGCCCTCGGCGAGCGTTGAGATAACGGCTCACCGTGGCAGGCGTGGTGTCTGCTGCAGCGGCGAGTTCGATCGGCGACCAGCCCCGGCCGCGCATTAGCTCTCGCAGCTCATCGTGTATGGGTTTGCTGGCCATGTTGCTACTCATGGTAAGGAATGTAGCGGGCATCTATTAATGGCGCTTGCTACGCGTGGTAAGGAGTGCTATGCTCCCAAGAGTTACCACGCGTAGCAACAAGGGAAGGGACTGCGAAAATGGTCTCCCTGGCTCTATTGATTGAGAAATACAACGCGCACCTGGCAGCTGGGGAGCGGCCGCTCACCCAAGCACGACTGGCCCAAAGCATGTATACGAGCGAGTCGCTGGTGAGCCGCCATATCTCTGGAGCTGTCGCAATGAAGTACGAGACCGCACTTCGGTATGCGCAGTTCTTCGGAGTGCGAGTCGCAGAGGTCGACAGCCGTTTTTCTGATGCCTCGTGAGTACCACGCGTAGCAACGCGAGTGCTCCTGCCGGCCCCCGGTCGAACACGGAGGCTCCTTCAACTCGGCCGATCGGATCGGTCCGGACGGCGAACTGCGCTCCATCTCCGACGCGGTTGCGTATGAGCCCCTCCCAGGCGATCGCCTACGCCCGAGTCCTCCACTGCCGCGGCGAGGAACTGGTCGACGACGGAGAGGCGGCGGCATGAACGCCCCCGCGGACTCCCGGATGGCCTACCGGCCGGTGAACTTTGCCCGCACCGCGCAGATCTTCTCCTCGACGCGCCCTAAGTCAACGGCGACGGGTTCGAGGCGGGAGTCTTCCCGGACACGCTCGGCGAGTCGGAGCTTGATGTCCTCGAGTTCCACGCACGCCTCTCTGAGCAGGTCCGCGATGAACGCTCCTTCGCTTTTCGTCAGCGCATCCCAGGTCATCGCTTCTCCCTCACTCTCGGCGTTCGCCAGCCTCACCACTCGGTGCTGTCGGCAATTGTCCTTGACATCAGGGGCTCGTGGCAAGTGCGATTGCACTCGGGGTAGATGCCGGCGCCGGAGCGTCGTTGCGTGACGCATGCAGCTGACACCTTCGACCCGACCGTCTTCGTCGAACACGAGGGCGCTTTCTTCCCGGCCGACCAGATCGGCTCGGACGGCGTGCCGCTGCCAATCTCCGAAGACGTGGCCTCCGAGATCCGCCGGATCATCGAGGAGGATCTCGAAGCCAACCCCGAAGCCCGGCGCATCTGGATTGCTGAAGCCGAGCGGGTGCTGCGAGAACGCAAGCGAGGCGTGGCATGACCACCCTCGATCTCATGCGTGAGCTGCGCCTGCTCGGACAGGCAGACATTCCCAAAGACTCCCTGGAGCGCGTGTGGCTTCGCGTACTCCGGGAGACGGCCCAGGCGGTGGAGGCCGATAACCCGAGTGTCTCTCCTTCGGGTGTCGCCGCTCAAGGTCGGGCTCGTGCCTGCCCGGCCGCGCACTCTTTTCATGCCCCGGCCTTCGGGCCGGGGAAGACTCTCTCCGGGCTCCGGCTCGTCTCCCTTCCCGATACGGCCCCTGCTTCGGTGTCCCCTGCCGGAGTGGGGGGACCCTCGGGGGTGCGGGAGTGAGCACCTTCCCCGCCCTCACCGCGGACGGCTACCACTGCCCCATCTGCGACACCCCGTATCCGACGGCCACGGAGGCCGTGCTGTGTCAGCTGACCCATGGAGAGGAGGAGCATCCATCATGACCTACCTCCAGTATCTGGTCCTCCCCATCCTTGCCGCCTGGGGCTTCCTCGCAACCGTGGGAGCCTACGTGCTCTACCTGGCTATCCGGGACCGCGTCGACCACCGGCGACTCAGGCGCCGGGTGGACCTCGCTCGGCTGCGGGGGTGGGATCGATGATGTCGACCACCCTAGCCGAGCGGGCCTGGGCTCCCGAGCAGGTAGCCGAATGGGCCGCGTGGGCCGCGTACGAGTCGGCCGGCCGACGAGCCTTGAAGAAACGAGGCCTTCGCCTCCGGCATCCCCGCCTCTGGGACTGGCCGCGGATCGTGATCTGCATCTTGCTGCCGGCCGCCTGGCTCCTTGGCGTCTTCTACGCGACGGGGCCGACCCGGTGACAACCCCGACCATCTGTCCTCGAAGGGAGGTGAACACTATGACGATGAAGCCACGAGGCGCACCGCCTGCGGCCGTCAGTCACCTTGACGACGTGCTGCTGGACGCCGCCTTTTGTGCGGACGCCCAGCTCATGAACAGCACGGCCATGCTCGAGGCCTGCGATCGGATCTTCGCGGACGGGCTGGTGAGCGGCGACGACGCAGACGACGTTCTCTTCCTCCGGCGCCATGTGCGGCTTGAGGACCATCTGAACCGCGACCAGGAATCCCTCATGCGCTGGGGCCGCTGGGCCTTTGAACGCGTGAGTCTGATCGTCCGGGAGTACCGCGGCAAACTGCAGGACCTCAGAAAGGCCGAAGCCGCCCGATAGGCGGCCTCGACACACACATGTACGAGATTACAGAACGGAGCTGATTATGGCAATGGCACAGACGAAGGAGACGCCCGGCCAGGCCCTTGAGCGGGTGCGCCCGCAGGAGCGGGCCCTGGTGCAGGCAGCGAGCGAGCTCGGGATCCTCAAGGAGGCCGGGGGCGCTCTCATGATCGACCTGTCCAGCCCGGAGCTTGCACGTCGGTACATAGTGCTCGCACCGGCGGCGACGCTCGTGCAGGCGGATCCGAACTTCACCCCGGGGATTTCCGTGGTGTCGATCGACCCGGACCCCGATGCTGGCGACGTGTACCCGATCGAGAAGGGCGTCGGGGGCAAGGTCAAGACGCTCGCACTCACCAAGGTGGGCCTGCGCAAGCTCGGCGACAAGGCGGGCATCGAACACCTGCCGCCCAGGATCGAGTACCACGGGAAGAACCTGACAGTCACGGCCGCCATCCGTTTTCGGAAGCCCGACGGCACCTTTGCCATCGGGTACGGCTCGCAGCACTGGATGTCGGATAGCGAGTACGAGGATGTCGAGAACCAGTGCCCCGAAAGCTGGGGAAGCGGTGACAAGAAGCACGTACTCGACGCCCGGGAGCGCGCGGATTGGATCCGCAAGCGCTGGACGCAGGTGCGCAAGTCGAACCTGCGGATGACCGAGTCGAAGGCACTGAGCGCGGCATACCGGGACAGTGGCCTTCCCGGACTGAAACAGAAGTACGCCCCTGAGGAGTTCTGGTGTATCAAGGACGGCCATCGCATCCCCAGGCCCTTCCTGGTCACCTCGACCACGTTCACCCCTGACACGAGAGACATCCGCGTTCTCGGCATGCTCATGACCGGCGGCGAGCAGGCGACCAACCTGCTCTACGGACCCGCCGCGCTCCCGGCCCACACAGACACGATCGACGTCGACGCCACCGAGCACGAGGATCCGCCGGCGAACGTCGACCCCGAGACCGGGGAGCTGTTCCCGGACGAGCCGGACGAGCCGGACGAGCCGGACGAACCGGCGACCTTCGGCGAGCGTCCGGAGAGCGACCCGAAGATCCCGAGCGGGGAGCACAAGGGCCTGCCCATCTCAGAGGTCGCGCGCGAGCACCCGGACTACGTGCGGGAGACGTTGCTGCACTCTGGCAGCGCCAAGTGGGGCACCGCCTCCGAGGCTTGGCTCATCTACTGGGGCCATGCGGTGGGGGGTGATGACGATGACGTCCAGTTCTAGTGGTCTCGGCATGACCACGATTCGACTAGCCCATACGGCCGACTGGCACATCGGTAGCTCGTACCACCTTGGCGACGAGAGCAAGGACGGACTCAACTCCCGGTTGCGGGACTACGAAGACGCGATCCTTCGAAGCTGTCGGCAGATGGTCGAGGAACACGCCGACGTCGTACTCTTCGCCGGCGACGGATTTCGGAACAGTACTCCGACCCCAACCGAACAGGCCGTCTTCCGTCGCGCGATGGACGTGCTCTGCAACGCGAATATCCCGGTGCTCTGCATAGTCGGGAACCATTGCCTCCCCCGCGCCCCCGGCCGCACCCATGCCCTCGCGATCTTCAACGGCTACCGAGGCGGCGTCACGGTGATCGACCGGCCGGAGGTGGTGACGATCAAGGGCCTGGCGATTGCGTGTCTGCCGTGGTTCTCCCGCGGGCACCTTGCCGCCGCAGATCCTGACTTCGAACGCCTCACCCTCGACGAGCAGAACGCCCGCATCGTCGAGCTGTCCCTCGCGGTGCTCCGCAAGCTCGGAGCTGAGGCGGAGGCGCAGGCCATGCCGCTCGGCTCGATGTTACTGGCCCACGGCTCCATTGGCGGCTCGGTGGTCGGCGCGGAGGGGAGTACCGCGTTCTTCCGGGAGCCGGTGCTTCCGCTCTCGGAGTTGCGGGGGCTGCCCTTCCGGTACCAGGCATGGGGGCATTTGCATCGGGCGCAGACCCTCGACGCAGCAGGCGTCGACGGGCGCGTCAGGTATTCGGGCTCTATCGAGCGCATCGACTTCAACGAGGCACTGGAAGACAAAGGCTGGTGGCTCATCGAGCTCGGCGCTGGCGACCCGGGTCTCGAGGATGACTACAACGTGACGTGGCGATCAAGCTCACCGCGCCCCTTTGCGGACATCGACCTCGTGGACCCAACCGGCTGGGAGTCGGAAATCTTCAGTCTGAACGGAACGATTCCCGGGGCAATCGTCAGGGTGAAGTACGAGGCGACACCGGAAGAGGCCCGCACCGTCGATCATCAGGCCATCCGGCGCGCACTCTACGCGGCCGGCGCGCTCAAGGTCCACGGACCCATCGCCACCATCCGTCACTCCGTGACCGAGGCCGCGCCCACGCTCACAGAGGAGACGGACGTGTTCTCGGGCTGGACGGAGTACGCGGACCGGCTCGGGCTCAGTGACCACGAGAGAGAGCGTCTGGACCGGAAGGTCTGCGAGGCGCTGGAGGTGACGGGATGAGCCCGACAGCCACATACACACTAGCCCGCGAAGACGCCATCGAAGCGATCCACGGTCTGCCCCGGGTCGCCCGGCAGATCCTCTACCAACTGGCTGGGGAGGTCGCGTACTTCGAACGGCGCACAGACAGCACGTCGGCATACGACATGCCGCGCGCTCATGCCGAGCTCCAAGTCGCCCTGCAGATGTTCGAGCTGGCCGTCAAGGCCGCGGGAGGGCACTACCATGAGAGCTGAGTCCCTGACACTCAAGGACTTCAAGAGTTACCAGGACGCCGACATCGACTTTTCCGGGCTCTGGCTGGCCTCGGTGGTCGGAGCGAACGGCGCCGGCAAGTCGAGCCTCCTGGAGGCGATCGCCTTCGTGCTCACCGGCGCGCGGTCCATTCGCTCGCTCGATTCCTTCATCCGCCAGGGCGCGGAGGAGTGCCGCGTGGCACTCACCTTCTCGACCGGCGGGAAGAGATACCGGCTCACGCGCACGCGCTCCTCCCGCGGATCCGGCAAGAGCACGCTGGAGCTGGCGCGGCAAGACGAGAGCGGACTGTGGGCGGCGGAAGGAACGGGCGCCAGGGACACAGAGGAGCGCGTCCGGCAGATCCTCGGCTGTGACGAGGACACGCTGCTGCAGACCGCCATTGTGAGCCAGGGCGACGCCGGGAGCTTCTTCGCGCTCCGGCCCGCCCAGCGGCTGGAGGCCCTCGGGTCGATCCTCCGGCTCGATGAGGTGTACCAGCCGCTGGAGTCGCACTTCAAGGGCCTGGCGGCCACGGCGAAGGCCGATCTTGAAACGGCCCGCCGGGACGTTGAACGCCTCGAGGTGGACGTCGCCCGGCTGGAGCACACGAAGGACATGCTCGTACTGGCCCAGATCGACGTGGATTGCGCCTATGGCGACCTGCGGTGCGACGAGGAGGCACTCGAGGAGGCCAGGACCGCCCTCCGTGGTGTCAGCGCTCGCGCGGCAGACTACGAGCTCGCGGTGGCCAAGCGGGATGAGTTGATCAGGCGAAGGGTCGACCTGGTGACTCGGGCCGGCAGCCTGAAGGACGAATCTGACGGTCTGCTCGCTCGTATCGAGACTCGCGAGAGCCTTGAGGCTGAACTCGCCGGCAAGGACGCCCTCGAGGGCGAACGGGACCGGCAGCTGAAGTACAAGGAGCAGGACTTTCAGGCGGAGGCAGATCGGCGACGACTGACGGACGCGGTCCATGACGCCGAGAGCGCCGTCATCCAAGCCCGCGACGACTGGAAGGCCGCGCAGAAGACACACGACGTGGCCGCGCGGGCGTACTCAGACGCGGTCGATGCGACCGACCGTCTGGGTACGGCGGGCGGTGAAGCAACCGCGCGCCTAAAGAGGATAGAGACTGCGGAGCTGCCCATTTGCGATCGCTGTGGGCAGGACATTGCGGATCAAGCACGCGAGCGGACGCTGACCAGTATCAAGGCCGAGCTCGCGGCTATCGAAGAGCAGTACCCTGCTGCCCGAGAGGCCCTCGACAGAACGGCTAAGCAGATAGCCAGCACTAAGAAGGCGCTGACAGATCTCGAAGTCCGCGGCGCCGAGGCGAAGCAAGCGCTCGAAGCCCGCAGGGCTGAGATTGAAGCACTTTCGGCGCCGAGGTTCTGGCCCGAGAACCTCGACCGCATCGAGAACAAGCTACGGGCACTCGCTGAGATCCCCGCGCAGCTGGCCCAGATCGCCACTCTCGAGGAACGCCTCGCCACGGTCGCCGCTGAACGCGAGTGCCTCGCTGTGGCTCTCCAGGCGCCCGACCTGGTGGATGCCCTGGTTGAAGCCGAGCAGGCCGTCAGCGCGGCACAGGGCGCGCGTGTGCGGGCAACGGAGGCGGAGGCCACCGTGCGATCGGCCGAAGAGGCGCTCGCCGGATCCCGGCGGCTGTTCTCTGACGCCGAGAAAGCAGCCGCCCGCCTCGAGGGTGAAGTCAAGTCGCTCGAACCCTGCCGGGAGGCTCTGGCGGATACGACGGCCGCGACCAAGTGCCTCGAACAGGAGCAGGCAGACGCGGAGCTCGTCAGGAAAGCCATGAGCAAGTGGGGCATCCCGGCACTCATCGTCGGCAACGTGCTGCTCTCCCTCGAGGTGGAGGTCAATGAGCTCCTGAGTTTGTACGAAGGCTCGCTGGCGCTCCGGTTCGAGAGCGAGCGGGAGACCCGCGACGGGGCCCGGGACAGTCTGGAGATCATCGTGTTCGATGGCCAGGACTGGCGTCCCTTCGAGACCTTCAGCGGCGGCGAGCGGTACCGGGTGGCGAGCGCCATGCGGCTTGGACTGGCGCGGCTGCTGGCTCACCGCTCGGGAGCACGGGTCGAGACGTTGATCGTCGATGAGCCTGAGGGACTCGACGCCCCCGGGCGCGCGCATCTCGCGCGGATCCTGGAGCGTATGAGTGAGAGCTTCGGGCTCACCCTGCTCCTGACTCACTACGACGACCTCAAGGATGCCATGCCGCAGCAGATCGCGGTGTCGCGCGGCGAGGACGGGCTGTCGAGAGTGGAGGTGGTGGCGTGAGTCCCAAGGATTTCTATGCAGAGCTCGGAGGGTGGTCAGACCCCGTGCCCGCAAACAAGACGATCGTCTGCGAGCGGGTCGTTGTCGGCAGCCTGGAAGTCATGCCGGGAATATTCTTCCCGACACTACAGGTTGCCGGTCGTCGTCCGACCAAAGCAAACGAGGCTGACGAAGTCGCAATCCTGCTCGACACGCCGCACCACCTCGCTGCCCTCATTTGCGCGCTGGAATATCTGGTTGCAGACAACGGCCTAATAGCAGAAGTCGACCAGAAGAAAGCGGAGATCCGCGACTTCATGGAGCCGCAGCGGTGACCCGCGACTGGCGCCGCCTCCCCTACTGGCAGTCGACCACGAACGTGGAGCGCTCTCTGGAGGAGCTCACCGGCTACCTCGCCCGCCACGACATCGACGCCGTGCGCACGACCCGCTACCGGGACCCCTGGCGCCTCATGGTGGAGTGGGAGCAGCAGGTAGGCGGCGTGGCGGTGGTCGTCTCCTTCGACGTCACCGTGTCGGACGAGGAGCTCGAGGAGTACACGGCCCGACAGGCGGGCCTGGTGCTGAACCAGGCCGCGCGTCTCCTCTGGCACACGGTCAAGAACCTCATCGCCGCCACCGAGGCCGGGATCATCGGCCTGGAAGACGCGGTGCTGCCCTTCGTGCGCACGCATGCGAACGGCAAGCCCACGACGGTAGGTGCCCTCGTCAGGGCGCAGATCCGGACCGCCGGTGACCTCGGGCCGACCATCGTGCAGCGGGCCCTCCCTGCGAAGACGGGCGGCGGGCGATGAGAGCTGCCACGTGCGAAGTCCATCCCGGCATCCGGATCGACCACAAGCCCTGCTACCGCTGTTCCAAGGAGAAAACCATGCAAAACCAGTCGACCATCACCATGACGGCCCCGAACGGGGAGACGACCGGGCCCGTGTCCCTCGATCACTTCCGGGACGCCGTGGACCGCATCACTGGCGAGATCAGCCCCTTTGCCCAACCCACACTCGACGACAAGGTGTTCGGGGCCTACACACCCGAGCACCAGGTGAGTCTGAAGCTCACCAAGGGCAGCGCGAAGTGGCGACTCGGGACCTTCGGCAAGCTGCTCTCTGGCGAGGTGCTTGAGCGCGGTCGCGAGGTGATCGTCATCGCTCGCTACTTCGCGAAGAGCGTCCACGTGCCGGCGACGATGACAGAGCATGACTTTGTAGCTCCCGGGGACGGGACGGTGGAGCTCGAGCTCCTGAGCGTGCGCTCCCTGGAGGTGGGCCGCCAGCTCCTTCGCAAAGAGAGCCCCTGGGAACCCTGCAGCTGCCTGGAGCCCTACGACAAAGAGGAGGATGAGGACTACCCGATCGGGCGCCTGGTACTCGAGTACCCGCTGGACGGATGGAGTGCGCTGCGAACGTGCCTGACCTGCGCGGGCCTCGGCTACACGCGGCCGGTGATCAAGCCGGACGACGTGAACCCCGAAGAGGAGCGCGAGGGAGGCTCCGATGAGTGACTCCCGCGAACTCGCTTCACGCGGCCAGCAGAGCCTCGACGACCAACTCTTCAGCCGGTTCATCAATCTGAAGGTGGGCTTGAGCCTCTCGGGCACCCAGCAGTTCCCCGCCGAGGAGCTCGTCGACCTCGCCGGCAAAGGACGCTTCGAGAAGGGCCGGGAGGTCACGGTGACTGCCCGCTTCTTCGTGGCCGATACGGGCCTCGGTGTCACGCGGTCGGTTGAGTACGGAGGCGACGACCGCTACGGCTTTGGGAGTGGCAAGGTCGCGCTCAAACTGATCGCCATCGAGAGCCTGCAGATAGGTGAGCAGAAACTCGCCGGCCAGGTGGCGAAGCTCTGCTCATGCGCGGTGCGGAGGAACGGGGCGTCCACGCATGGGTCCACGCCTGAGGGATACCGGCCATCAGACGCCAAGGGGTGGCTCGGCCGACTCGACTGCGAGGTATGCGACGGGCGCGGCCTGCTCTATCCGCAGAAGTACGATGCTCCACACGCACCCAATCTATACAGGGGTTACGAGCCCACCCTGATCCTGGTGGATGAGCTCCCGGAGCCCGAGCCGGTGCCCGAGGGCCACTGCTCCCTGTGCGCGGAGAAGCTTCCCCGGCACCACTACGAGTGCCCAGAGAGTGATTACAACCGGCGCCGGGCCGAGGCGGAGTACCAAGACGCGACGGACGTCGAGATCGAGCCCGCGGATGAGCTCGAGTGATGACCTCCTCGCCTTCCTCCGGGACCTGCTCCAGACTCGCTACCGCCGTCACCTCGCTGACGGGCTCCGAGACGCCGACGCACGCCGGGAGGCCCTCCTCGACCTCGAGGTCTGGACTACGGCTGTCGACGAGGGGTTCCTTGAATTCCTGGAGTGGCTCCCTGGCGAGCCGGAGCGGGTACCTGTCGGGGACGGCAAGCGGCCCACGCCCGGCGAGCAGCTCGCCCTTATCTGAGGCCAGGTCCCACGAAGCCGCGGTCCTCGCGAACTGGCCGGAAGGACAGAGGCTCGTCTACGTCCTCACCATCCCCTACACGCCGCCCTCGTTGAATGAGTGGATGCGCTGGCACTGGCGGAGGCAGGACGAGGAGCGCGTGAAGTTCCAGCGGGACGTCCATTTGCTCCTGCGGGAGAAGGGCAACGTCTGCCCCCGACCGCTCGCTACCCCACTCTTCCTGCGGGCGGTGGTCATGCGTCCGGGGGTGCGCCGGCGGGACTCAGACAATTACGCGACCCCACTCTTCAAATGGCTCCAGGACGTGCTCGTACTCGCGCGCTACCTGCCGGACGACACAGCGGATCTGGTTCGCTACGAGAGCCCGGCCGTGGTGGTGGCGCCCAAGGAGCTGACCATCGTAGCGTTCGAAAGGAGGACTTGATGGCGACCTGCAAGGGCTGCGGCGCCGCGATCCTGTGGGCCAAGACCAAGGCCGGCAAGCACATGCCGATGGACCCTGAACCGGAGCAGCTCCTGGTCCAGATCGGCACAGGGACCGACGGGGAGCGCAGCTGGCCGGTGGTGGAGGCGCGGCAGGCGTGGCGGCCGCACTGGGCAACGTGCCCGCAGGCGGCGGAGCACCGGAGGCGATCGTGATCCGGCGGTTCGGACGATCGGCGGCTCGGGGGCGTGCTCTACAGGAGCGGCGTGAGATCGCCGCGGAGGCGACAGAGCATCTCGGGAGGCTCATGGGTGTCTGCTCACTCTGTGGGGGCGCGCATGGCTTCCCCGATCATCGGACGGTCTGTGAGGCCTGCGGGCGGGAGCGCTGTTTCGCCGACTGCGACCATGGGAGGGAGGGATGAGAGCACGCAGTATCAAGCCCGGATTCTTCAAGAATGAGGATCTCTCGGAACTTGATCCACTCACGCGCATCCTCTTCGCGGGCCTCTGGTGTATGGCCGATCGGGAGGGAAGACTGGAGGACCGACCGAAGCGAATCAAGGCCGAGATACTCCCCTACGACGACGTCGATGTGGACGCCATGCTCCAGAAATTACCCGAGGACTTCATCCAAAGGTACGAGCACTCTGGTGCAAGGTACATCCAAATCGTGAATTTCCTCCGTCACCAATGCCCGCACAAGAACGAGAAGCCCTCGGAAATCCCTGCACCGGGCAATATCAAGAAATGCACCGTACAAGCACCAGAGCAGCACAGTACAAGCACAGGAGTGCTCGCTCCTCGCGCGCGCCTGCTGACTCCCTCTTCATTGACTCCTGACTCCGGACTCCTGACTCCTGACTCTCCTAAAGAAGATGCTGCTGCTGTCGCGGGCGCGCGCGAGCACGAAGCCCCGTCGGCGGCCGAAGAGCGCAGCAGCAGCATTGGAGAGGAAACCCCGGAAACCCCACCACCGAAGTCGCCGGACCCCATGGACGACGACGACCCCATGGACGACGACGACCCCATGGACGCGCTTCTCCTCGAGCTCTGGGAGGTGGAGGGTTGGAAGCGAAAACCGAAGCAGGACCGGGAGGACCTCGCGCGACTCGGGGCCGCCTTCCCGCAGGCCGATCTTGCCGTCGCGATCCAGCAACTCCGGGCGAAGGCGCTCGACGGAGCCGTGAAGGCCAACCCACGCTCGGCGCTTCAGGCGTTCATCAAGCAGCTCCACCTGCAGGCGCCGGAACCGCGGGTCATCGAGGACGACGCGCCACCGGGTCCGCGGGTGGCTCCCGACTGGAAGACTCAGGCTCAGTGTGCGGCGGAGGCCATGGCAGTGGCTCGACGAATGGCGGCGGGAGGTGCCCCGTGAACCCTCCGTGCGACTCCCACCTCGAGGCCGCCCTCACCGACCTCCGCCACCGCTGCCGGCGACGGAAACGCGGCCGGGTGATCTGCACGGTCGAGATCCTGGAGGGCGTCGCTATCGGCCATCGCTGTGAGGAGGACGGGATGTTGGAGCGGGACGTGGAGCGCGTGATGGCGGGGCGACCTGGGAAGGGGTGGACGTCGTGAGCGTGTCGGACGACCGACTGTCAGAGATGGCGATGATGGTCGCCTACCACGTTCGCAACGTGCTGGAGGACTTTCACGTCAAGCATCTGAGCGACGAGCAGATGGCGGAGTTGAATCCGCTGGTACGCAACGGGATATACGAGGCCCTTTACGCTCTGACCCATGACGAGCCGTGGTGCGCCTCTGCCGCTGCCTCGATGAGCCGATATCCAGAGTACTGGGAGCGGCCGAAGTTTACGGATAGCGTCCGCGCCTTTGTAGGGGTAGGCAACCCATACGCAGGCAACGGATTGGGTGGCGCCGCCGGGCCGCAAAGGAGGTCATAGTGGCAGGGACTCAGCGACACAAGCAGGTAGGGGGAAGACTGGCGGAACCCCGCGAGGGCACCAAGTTCCTCTCCGACGTGATCGGCAAGAACGTCGCCGCCGCGCGCGCGTTCGTTTCCCTCTCTCAGCTGGACCTCGCCGATCGCATGACGAAGCTCGGCCACGGCTGGTATGGAAGCACCGTGGGCCGGGTGGAGAAGGGCACGCGCGTCGTCACGGCCGAGGAGCTCATCGGCCTCGCGCTGGCGCTCCATCCGATCACCCCGTATTACCTGCTCAGCCCGATCTCGCAAGGTCCGGTGGGAGCCGCAGACATCGACCTCGGACCCGATATCCCGCTTCCGCTCCTGCCGAGTAGCCGCGTCGATCGGATGTTCCGTGCCAGAAGGAAGACACTGGCGTCACCCCCGCTCGTCATCTGGGAGGGGAACGAGCCGAAGGCGTGGACCCCAACCGATGGCCAAGGGAGGCTTCACGATCTGATCCGGGAGCTCCTGGATCTGATCCGGGACCTCGAGGCGGAGGAGATGATCAAAGACGCAGCCAAGCTCATGGTCGCAGGGTGGGACAGCAAGGACGTCCTAGAGGCCGTGGAGTCGTGGTGCGCTGGCAACCTCGTCCCAGGAGGTCGACTGTGATACCCGTACTCGAACTCGCCGTCGCCGTGGGCATCGGCTTCGTGGCCGGCATGGTGTCGGCCTTTCTCTTGGCCCGCTGGGCTGGGCGCCCGAGGCAGAGGGCCTGATGCGCCGCGAGCGGCGTCCCCTCTGGGACAACCTGAGGCGTTGGAATTTCAAGAATCTGGAGGCCCTCGGCGAGGCGCTCGACGAGTACGCGAGCTTTGACGACGGCACCCTTCTCCGCCGGTACGGTGAGCGCAGCCCCGGCACCGGAGACGACGAAGCGTTGGAGAACCGCCGGGAAACGATCATGTGCCAGAACGCCGAGATCGACCGGCGGATGGTCATGCTCTCCGCGCAGGCGCCGCTCTACTTCCGCCTCCTGGACTCGTACTACCGCGACGGCCTCTGCTACGAGGCCAAGGGGTGGGAGCAGACGGCCCGCCGGTCTGGACTTCCGCATGATCGCCGAGCGCATAAGAAGCGATTCGAGGTGATGCTTGAGTGGGCGACGGAGGCGCTTTTTTTCTGCCGTCCGAAGCCGCCTAGAGCGGACGCTTGACACTCACGGCGGACTCGTGATAGCTTGACAAGCGTTGGGATGCTAGAATTGCGCCCTGAGGGCCGCTCACCCCCGAGCGGCCCTTTTCTATGCCCCCATATTTCCGAGGAGGCAACCCCCGTGTCCGAATGGTCCAACCGCCTGATCGGATACGGCTTGGTGGACGCCGATCAGCTCCTCGCCAACCCTGCGAATTGGCGTCGTCACCCGAACGTGCAGCGCGAGGCCCTGCGGGGTTCGCTGGATGATCTGGGGTGGATCGCACCGGTGATCGTCAACCAGACCACGGGCTTCATGATCGACGGGCATGCCCGAGCGGAGGAGGCCCTCGCTCGCGGTGGCCAAGTGCCCGTGGCCTACGTTGAACTCACGCCGGCGGAAGAGGCCGAGGCGCTCGCCATCCTCGATCCCATCGGCGCCATGGCGACGGCCGATGCCGACGCCCTGGACGCGCTGCTCCGCGAGGTGAGTTCGGGGAGCGAGGCGATCCAGGCGCTACTTGCCGACATCGCCAAGGGCGCAGGCCTGTACCTCGACCAGCCTCTCGCGGAAGACCCCGGCGCCGACCTTGACCACGCCGACGAGCTCCGGGAGAAGTGGGGCACGGAGGCTGGGCAGCTCTGGGAGCTCGGAAAGCACCGGCTGCTCTGCGGAGATGCGACTTCCGAACCGGACGTCGGCCGACTGCTTGCCGGCGTCGTGCCGCTGCTCATGGTGACCGACCCTCCGTACGGCGTGGAGTACGACCCGACGTGGCGAGCCCGAGCGGGGGTGAACCTGAACCGCGGCAAGCTGGGCGAGGTCTCGAACGACGCCCAAGCCGACTGGCGCGAGGCCTGGGCTCTCTTCCCCGGCGCAGTCGCCTACGTCTGGCACGCGGGTCGTTTCGCCTCGACAGTCCAGGAGTCGATCGAGGCCGCGGGCTTCGAGATTCGGTCCCAGATCATCTGGGCCAAGGACCGCTTCGCCCTTTCGCGAGGCCACTACCACTGGCAGCACGAGCCCTGCTGGTATGCCGTTCGGCGTGGGGACAAGGGGCACTGGTGCGGGGACCGCTCGCAGAGCACGCTCTGGAGCATCCCGGCCCGGGAGGATGCCGGCCACGGGCACGCCACCCAGAAGCCCGTCGAATGCATGCGCCGACCAATCGAGAACAACTCCTCGCCGGGGCAGGCGGTGTTCGACCCCTTCCTCGGCTCCGGAACCACCCTGGTCGCCGCTGAGCAGGCGGACCGCGTTTGCTACGGGCTGGAGCTCGAGCCCAAGTACGTGGCTGTGACTCTCGAGCGGATGCAGGGCATGGGTCTCGAGCCTCGACTGCTGGACGACTGATGGGCGGTCCAGAAAGCGCAGGCAGCGCCCGGCGCGTCGCCGCCCGCAAGCGTGAAGCCGACGCTCTTGAGCTGCGGCTCGGCGGGGCTACCTACGAGCAGATCGCCGGGCGCCTCGGCTACAGGAACCGCTCGGGAGCCATGCGGGCGATCCAGCGGGCTCTCGACAAGCTGATCTGTCCCGAGGATGTGGAGAGTCTCCGCCAGCTGGAGCTCGAGCGCCTCGATCGGTTGCTCCTCGGCATCTGGAGCGCGGCGGTACGGGGCAATCCCGCGGCCATCGATCGCGTGCTCAAGATCCTCGAACGCCGGGCGCGGATCCTCGGGATCGATGCACCGGAGCGTCGCGAGCTTTCCGGGCCGGGCGGAGGGCCGATTCAGCATGAGCACCACACCGAAACCGAGCTCGATCGAGAGATCGGCCGCCTCCTGGGCGACATGGCCCATGCCGAAGAAGCGCTCCTTGGCCACCAGCCTGCGGAGCTCCCGCGAGGCTTCGAGCCGCCTCTACGACTGGACGTTGGCCCGGAGGCTGATTGACGCAGAACCCTTCTCCTTCCGCGGCCACGAGTACCTGCGAGGGCTCTACGCCGACGAGTCGCCCACCATGGTCATCCGCAAGGCCGCCCAGATGGGAGCCAGCGAGTACGCGATCTCTCGGGCCCTCCACTTCGCCATCCTGCACGCCGGCCGGACGATCTACTTCTTCCCCACCGACCACGACGTCGGCGAGTTCTCCCGCGATCGCTTTGGGCCCGCGGTGGAGGGGTCGCCCTACCTGAAGGCACTGGTCCGGAACACGGACACCGCCGGCTACAAGCAGATCGGCGGCGGCGTGATCTACTTCCGGGGCACACGCTCGCGGACGCGTATGAAGTCGGTGCCCGCGGACTTCTTGATCTTCGACGAGCTCGACGAGATGGCGCCCGGCAACATCGCCCTGGCGGAGAAGCGTCTGGGGCACTCCGAGTGGGGTTGGTCCTTGCGCCTCTCCACGCCATCGCTCCCTGAGTACGGCATCGACGCCGCCTTCGGGGAGACGGACCAGCGCCACTGGCTGCTTCGCTGTCCCAGCTGCGGGCGCTATCGCTGCCTGGAGGATGAGTTCCTCGAGCACCACGGCTCGCCCCAGGATCCACGGGCAGAGATCTGCTTCATCCGAGGGGAGCCGGGAAGCGAGCGTCTGGTCTGCCTGGACTGCGGTGGGGCACTCGATCCGGCCCGCGGGGCCTGGGTGGCGAAGTACCCGGACCGCGGAATCCACGGCTACCAGCTCTCGAAGTTCCAGAGTCAGAGGGTCTCGCAGAAGGAACGGGAGCAGGGGTACCTGACCAAGCCCGCCGCGCTCCTTGCCGACTGGCGCGCGACCCGCTTCCCGGAGGAGTTCTTCAACTCCGAGGTGGGCCTCCCCTATCTGGCGGCCGAGGGAGGACTCACCGAGCAGGATCTACTCGCGCTCGAGGGGCGCTACGGGCAACCCGACAGCGGCAAGGGCTGCGTCATGGGTGTGGACCAAGGCAACGGGCTCCACGTGGTGGTGAAGGAGCCGACCGCGTCTGGGATCGTCCTCACCGTCCGTATCCACTACGAGCCCATGACCGATGCCGTCTTCAGCCATCTGGACCACGTCATGGCGGACTACGACGTCCGGGTCTGCGTGATTGACGCCCTGCCGAACACGCATGCGGCCCGAGCTTTTGCCCGGCGCTTCCCGGGCCGGGTCTGGATGAACTTCTACTCGGCGACCCAACGGGGCGGAGCCGCCTGGAGTCGGGATCAAGAGGGCTCACCCATCGTGAGCGTGAACCGGACTGAAAGCCTGGACGCCTGGCGGGACGCCTACAAGCTGCAGCGCCGCCGGCTGCCTCGTGGCGCAGCTGATCTCGCTGAGTACCGGCGGCAGATGACGAACGTCCTGCGCAAGGTGGAGGAGGACCCCGTGACCGGAGAGAAGCGCGCACGCTGGATCAAGCGGGGCCCAGACCACTTCGCCCACGCCGACAACTACGCCGAGATCGCGCTCGGGCGTCTGCACGCTGGCCGGGTGAGCGTCAGGGTGGTGGGCTAGACCGTGGGCGACGTCACGGTGCAGGTACTGGAGGCGCCCGGCAAGGCCGAAGGCCAGTCGAAACAGCTCGACCTGGCCAAGTTCGCCTACGACGAGCACCGCTGCGTGACCCCTCCGGTCGATCCCCAGGTCCTGGCCCAGCTCTACAGCCGCAACGTCGCTCACAAGGCCTGTGTGGACGCCAAGGCCGTGAACACGGTAGGCCTCGGCTGGAAGTTCGATCCGAAGCCGGGGACGGACCCAGCGGACACCGGCGTGCAGGAGCTCGCGGGAGAACTCGAGGGCTGGCTGGACCTTCTGGCCCGCCGCGACGGGGAATCGTTCAGCGACCTGCTTCTCTCCGCCAAGAAGGACGAGGAGGCGGTGGGCTGGGGGGCGATTGAGATCTCCCGCAACGGCCGGGGGCAGGCGGACGGCCTCTACCACGTCCACGCCTTTACGCTCAGGCGTCGCAAGGACCGGGACGGCTGGGTCCAGAAGGTGGCGGGCGACTACGTCTACTTCCGCAACTACCGCCGGGCGGCTGCCGACACGGAGTCTCCGGAGCGCTTCGAGGGCACGAACGAACTCCTGATCGTGGGCGAGACGGCCCCGGACAGTCCCTTCTATCCACTCCCTGACCACGTGCCCGCCCTCGGAGACATCGCCGGCGACGAGGCGGCTCAGGCCTATCAGCTCCAGTTCTTCCGCAACAACGCCGTGCCGCGGTTGGCCATCGTGGTGGAGGGCGGGAAGCTGGATGAGGACGTCAAGGACTACCTCCTCGCCTACATGCGCGAAGGGATCCGGGGGGATGCCCACAAGACCTTGCTCCTTGAGTCCTCCACCAACGACCAGGTCAAGATCCACATCGAGAAGCTCACTGTGGGCACCAGCGAGGAGGCCGACTTCATGGCCTACCGGCGTTTCGTCGTGGGCCAGGTGATCATGTCTCACCGGGTCTCGCCCTCCAAGGTGACCTTGGTGGAGGACGCCAACCGGGCCAACTCCCGCGACCAGGACAAAACCTTCAAGGAACAAGTGTGCAAGCCCGACCAAGAGCGCTGGGAGAAGCGCATCCAGTGGCTGCTTGAGGATGAGTTCGGACCCGACCTCCCTCTTCAGTTTCGCTTCGAAGAGATGGACCTCGCCGACGAGGAGCAGATCGCCCGCACCCGTACCCACTACATGGGGGCGCTCACGAACAACGAGGTGCGCGCCTTCATCGATCACGGCGACGCAGGTATGGATCCTGACACCGGGGCGGTCACCGATCCGGATCTGGAGGAGTGGGGCCGGCAGCCGTTCGAAGCGCCTACTCCCGCGCTGCCTGGCGCCCAGGAGGGCCTCGGTGACCTGGAGCCGCTCAGCAAGCGCGTCTCACCGGTTCACCGGGCCTTCATCGCTGAGGTGGCGAAGCTGGGCTACCTGGTGGAGGAAATCCGGGAACTCGCCGGTCCGGATCCGGAGCACGCGGGCTACTAGACCACCGACCGTCTGCCGACCGAAAGATGAAGAGCATCCTTCATACCCGCTAGGTGAGCTCCCTGTCGATTCTACTCTTGTGGAGAATCACCAAGCTGGGAGTTGCAGATGAGCGGCACCAAGAAGATGACATCGGGACGCTATTGGGACGCCTTGCTCCAAGAGGTCTCCTGTGATGCCGCACAAGCCCTCCCCACGATGGTCGAGATCGGGGAAGAGGACGGTGCAACCTGGGTGGTCCGCACTCGGTTCCACGGTGAGGACATTCTCTTGGCCGAAGGTCTCGAGTTCGGAGAAGCTGCCGACATGGTGATGAGCGTGTTTGATGGCCTGCTTGAAGAGCGGTCGTTGAAGGATGTTCGGCTTGTGCCAGCCTGAGGGGGCTCAAGTCTTCAATGAATAAGGGCGCGACGAAGTTCCGCAGCCGTTCACAGAGGTGAATCAGGCCCCGCAAGGGGCCTTTCTTCTGCTCCGAATCGGAGGAAGCTTGACTCACGCCCTCGCCGAGCTCATCCGCAAGGTCGACACTGAGGAAACTGAGGCCTGGCTGCGCGAAGGCATCCCCCGTGGCGCGGGCCTCCCGCCGGCCAAGGTCCTCGCCGCGCAGATTCTGACCCTCTGTGATGCCCTCGTCGTCGTCTTCCGCCAGCAGCGGAAGCGCTACGCCGCCTACATCCGCGACTACCCTCCGGCCCAGCCCGTTCTCAAGAAGAAGCACCCGTTCGACGATCTTCCTCCCGGCACAGCGCTCGAATGGCAGACGTGGCTCGCAGAGGTGATCTCTCGCGCGGGCGCGGTAGAGGTCGACGCAGAAGAGCTTGCGCAGGCGCTGCAAGCCGCGGCCCGCGCGGGCGTGGGGGAGGGCGCGGTCGCTGGGGCCAGGGCAGCCGGGCTGCTCCCGGCCGGCGCTCAAGAGCTGACCGCGGCACAGGCGCGGAAGGCGCTGGTGGAGGTCCGGGCATTCGAAGCGTCCACCGACCGGGCGCGGCAAGCAATCCGGCAAGCGCTGGAGCAAGCATCCAGGACCAAGGGATTGCGGGCCCTCGTACTCCGGGACGGCGCCGGGCGGATCGTGGCGGCGGCGAGCTATCGAGTTCAGAAGGGGCTCCTTGAGATCGAGTATCTGGGGGCACTCGAGCGGGAAGTGCCCGGCACCGGCGTCCAGCTCATGCGTGAGCTCGCCGCGGTGGCTGTCAAGAGCAAGCGTGGCCTCGCAGTCACCGCCGGTCCGGAGTCGGAAGCCTTCTTCTCCGGGCTCGGGATGCAGCGTGCATCGGCGGCCGCGGGGGGCCCGGTCTTCTCCCTGGCGCCCGGTTCTGCAGAGGGTCTGGCCGCCGGTAGCTTCGCGGGGCAGGTGCCCGTCTGGCTCACGGCCGGTTGGCTTGACGGCCCGGCGGCTACGTTCCGGGCGGCAGACGGTGCGGCGTCTCTGGTCGCTCTGAACGGGAGTACGCTGGCTGAGGCGGCTTATGAGCTCGGCGAGAAGGGGCCTCTCAAGGTTACGAGCTTCGACCTGGGCGCAGACGTTGCTCCCGGGGTCGAGCGGCGGATGCTGCGCGAGTTGGCCTCGGTGGCGCGGGAGGCGGAGCGAGGCTTAGAGCTCCCGCTGGAGCCCGGGCGGACGGCCCTCTACGAACGTCTGGGAGCAAACGCGAGGGCCGCCTGGGGAGTTCAGGAGGCGCGCCTGCTGGCCTCAGGGCTCTCGGCCCTCCCCGGCTTCTCGGGGCAACTCAGCTGGGAACTCGGGGTCGCCGGCGCACCCGAGTGGCTCGGGGGGCACCGGATCCGGGGTGTGGTCGACGAGATCTCCGCTACGACTCACCGGGCCTTGGCGAACACGCTGGCTGCTGGACTAGAGGCCGGGGAGACCACCGAGCAGCTGGCCCGCCGCGTGATGCGCCTCGACAACGCCTTCGGCCGGATCCGAGCTGAGCGCATCGCCCGGACCGAGGTGCTGACAGCGAATCGCTGGGGCGCCCGGTTCATCGCCCTGGCCGGCGGTGCCACCGAGCACGAGTGGCACGCACGGATGGATCTGCGCACCAGACGCTGGCACCGAGAGGCCAACCGGCAGCGCCGACCGATCATGGAGCCCTTCGTGGTCAACAACCGCCTCGGCGAGCCGGAGAAGCTCATGGTGCCGGGGGACTACGTGTCCTTCGATGCGGGACCGGACAACACCATCCAGTGCCGCTGCAGTGTGCGCTACCACAAGCCCGGCGTCACCTACGAGCCACACCGGCCCCAGCAGCATGGGCTGACCGGGAGCAGGCGTGCGCCCTTCGCCGTCGTGGCGCAGCAGGATCCTTTGACCAAACACGCCGATCGGGTAGAGAAGCATCGCCCGGGCGGACACGATCACGACCAGTCGACCCACGGCCGGCGGAGGGCAGCCAAGCCCGCGGGCAAAGAGCCCCAGATCTACCGGCCACCGGCCGAGCGAATCCGCGCACTTCGGGAGCTGGCTGAGGACTACGTCCGCGCCTGGGCAGAACAGGAGGGACTGTCCTTCGAGGAGGGCATGGCGAGAGCCCGGACGCTCATGGATGAGGCCGCCGCGGGCCCGATCAAGATCAACACGACGGTGGATGTCGCGCATGAGATCCTCGACGACGGGCGCTTCGAGACGCAGTTCGAGTCCGGTGACAGCGGCGGGAGCTACGCTCCAGATCTGCGCACCGACGCCGAGGCGGCCGGACTCGGGATCCCGGAAGACCTCGACCCCGCGCGTAGGCCCGTGTACGGCTACACGCATGGCTCCGCTCTGCAGTACGGGGGGATTCAGTGGGTCCTAAAAGACTCAGTCAAGGAGCGCAGCACGATCACCCTGGGTGACAGTCTCGGAGGCTTCCTGGAGGCGGCATACGATCGTCCGGACCAGGAGACGGGCCTGCTTGGCACCCCCGTGGGAGCGCCGACGCTGGAGGGATTCCACGGGAAGTGGCGCACAGAGCTGCTCCTTCGCCGCGGACTCAGTTCAGTCCCGTTCATCGAGGCGCAAATCCAAGGCGGGGTGACTCTTGACGATGTTCAGTCGGTGCGGGTGCGCGCGGGAGGCTACAGCGGGTGGACGGATGAGCACGAGGCGCTCCTGAACCGCTTGATAGATCTGGGCTTTGATGCGTACATGGAGTCGTTATGAAGCTGAAGGCCGCGTGGCACAACAGCGAGGGCACACGAGTCTACTCGCAGCCTGGCACGGACGAGGTGCTGGTGTGGCATCCCGATCGCGATCTCCCGGCCCTCCGGGTGGCGCATGTGGCAGGCATTCACAAGTGGGGGCGCTGGATGCCTCTGGACCCCCCGGAGGAGGACGACGTTCCCGTTCCCGAGGAGGACGTGCTATGAGATCCCTGGTGCCACTGAAAGCAGCCATCGACGAGTCCTTTGCGGCTCCCGTTGCGGCCCTTGCGGCCACCCTCGATCAACTCGAGGCCGTAGCCAAGCATGGCAGTGGAGACCAGAGTCCGCACGGGCGGAGGGGCAGCGGCAACCCCGCCGGAGCAACCCCGGCTGATCGCGGCAACCAGGCCGCGAGGGGCGACGCTCTGACACGCTCGACCGCCCAAGCCGCGGCTGCCTACAAGGAGGCGCAGGCGGCGGTCCAGGCGGACATCAAGGAACTCGCCAAGATCGTCGGGAAGCCGATGCCCGGTGGCAGATTGGACTGGGGTTACGTCGGAAACATGACGGAGGCCCGCCGGCAGGTTGCCGAGCTGCTGTCCTTCCTGCGGGGCGACGAGGAGTAGATCTGTTCCGGTGCCGTAGCCGCCGGAGTCAAAACGCGCGTGAAGCACACAAAGGCCCTCCGGGGCCTTTTTCATTGGAGGTGGTGAGCGGTGGCCAAGACGACCGGTAGCTACGAACAGCGCATGAGAGCGGTGGACGCCGCGGTGAGGGAAGCGACCAAGGCGCCCGCGTCGCCGAGTCCCACGGAGGCGCCGTCTCTTTCCGCCTATGTCGAGGAGCACCATGAGGATCACGTGGTGGTGCGGGACTACGATCGGAACGAGTTCTGGAGTGTGCCTTACACCGTGGCCGCGGACGACTCCGTCACACTCGGTGGCTGGACCCAAGTGCAGCAGGTCTACGCCGAAGTGACAAAGGAGCTCAGGCTCCTGGTCCCAATCGAGAAGTCCGCCGGCGCCCGCAGGATCACCTACGGCGTCGTCCTCGAGCCGGACACCGAGGACCTCCAAGGCGACGTCATGAAGGCCGAGGACATCGAACTCTCCGCCCACGCCTGGATGGAGGAGTCGCAGGTCGGCGGCGAGATGCACACCGAGATCGTCAAGGGCGCCTTCGTGGTGGAGTCCTTCCTCGCCCCCGCGGACTTCGACGTGGATACGGCCGAGGGCACGGAGACGGTCAAGAAGGGCTCCTGGGTTCTCGCCATGCGCTGGCCGGAGGAGATCTGGAAGCGCATCGAGGGCGGCGAGCTCACCGGCTACTCGGTGGGCGGCCAGGGTGTGCGGCTGGACGCGGAAGATGTGGCGAAGCACGCCAGCCACGATCAGAGCACCCACGGGAGCCGCACCCGGCACGGGCGCTCCGAGGACAGCGGGCGGACCCACACCACCCGCGACGGCGCGAAGGTCGAAGAGAAGATGAAGGTCAAGCGGGTGGACAACGGGGAGCGCTTGGTCGGCTCGAACGGCGTGGAGATAGACCTTCGGAACTCCATGTTCGCGAACAGCCAGAAGGCTCCCAAGATCACCGAGCCAGCGTCCTGGGCCGTGCACCCCACGTCGGGCGGCCGCGCCGACCGGTCCACGGACAAGATCATCTGGAGCAAGGCCAACACAACCCTGGCGGACTTCATGGCCTCGCTGCCCCCAGGCGAATACGAACTGGCGACCTGAGAGGAGACGGGCCATGGCAAAGCGACTCACCATGCTCCGCGTTGACGAGGTCAGCGTGGTGGACAAGGCGGCCAACGGGAAGCGCTTCCTGATCCTGAAGAGAGCGGAGGAAACACCGCTCGACGACGACGCGACCGACGGCGGAGTCCGCGGCTGGGTCAAGGGAGCGATACAGAAAGCGGCCGGCATCTCCGGCCCGGACAACGGAGGTTCGGACATGACGGCGGACGAGATCAAGAAGGCGGTACTGGAGGCGGCCGAGGAGGCCCTGGCCCCGATCGTGGAGCGGGTCGACAAGCTCGAGGACCTCTTCGAGGAAGAGGAGCAGCCCGAAGGCGACCCCGTGTCCAAGGTCGACGATGGTGACGGGGGCGACGAGGAACCCACCACGGGCCTCACCGAGGAGGCCATCACCAAGATCGTCAGCGAGGCAGTGGCCGCGTCCATCGATCCCATCGTCAAGCGCCTGGAGACGGTGGAAGGCGCCGCGGGTGCGCGTCAGTCCGGCACCCCGGAGGGCGCTCACAAGGTGCTGAAGGCCGATGGCACCCGTTCCTGGGAAGGCTCCGGCATCTTCACCTAAGACCACCTCCCTCCCGGCCCTGTCTGAAGGGCCCGTCTCACCCCCCTGTTGCCCCCCTGCAAGTCCCACCTGAGCGAAAGCGAGGTTTCCGCCATGGATCCTGTCCAGGCCGTCCGGTCCATCCAGAAGATCGTCACCGGGGACGTGACCTACGGGCTGCTCTCCCCGGAGCAGGTCCAGCAGTTCTACGTCCAGATCTACGAGCAGATCCCCTTCTCCGGCCTTCACCGCCACGAGACGCGCACGGCCAAGACCGGCGAGCTCGACAAGATCGCGGTCGGCAGCCGGCTCCTGCGGGCCAAGACCGAAGGCCCGACCGGGGACGACGGCTACCGGGTAGGCGCCACGTTCGGGCGCGTGCCCTACACCTGCGTGCGCATCAAGCTGCCGTGGGAAGTCTCCGAGGACGTCTTCCACGACAACATCGAGGGCGAAGCCCTGGAAGACAAGCTCATGGGCATGCTGACCACGCAGCTCGCCATCGACCTCGAGGACCTGCATTGGAACGGCGACTCGACCGACGTGAGCGGTGACGCCGATTTCCTCAACCTCAACGAGGGCTGGTGGAAGCAGCTGGTGGCCGGGGCGCATGTGGTGAACGGTGCCGCCATCAACGCGGGCGCCATCGAGAAGAGCCACTTCTTCGCGGCCTACAAGGCCATGCCCGACAAGTACAAGGCTCGGGGTACGCTGCGCTGGTGCATGAACGCGGCCACCCAGATCGCCTGGATCGAAGCGGTCTCCAACCGGGCCACGGGCGCCGGCGATATGGCACTCCTCGGCGTGGACGCCGTCAACAGCCCCTTCGGTATCCCGGTGGTGAAGGTGCCCTCGCTGGCCGATGGCAAGCTCGCCCTCCTCGATCCGATGAACCTGATCACGGTCAACACCTGGGACGTCCGCATCCGCAAGGCCGCCGAGGGCAAGAGCGCGGTCATGAATGACATGCGCTACTACAGCGTCTTTCTGGACGACGACCCGGTGATCGAGGAGACGGACGCCACGGTCATCGTCACCGGGATGACCATCTAAGGGCTACCTCCCCGTGCTGGCCGGTCCCGGCGTATCCCCCTGCGCCGGGACCGGCACTCAACTCCCACTCATTTCATTGGAGGACAGCCCCATGGCGAAAAGCAAACCCACGCCCACGCCTACCTCGGCGCCGATAGAGGAAGCGCCGATAGAGGAAGCGCCGGTCGAGGAAGCGCCGGTCGAGGAAGCGCCGGTCGAGGAAGCGCCGGTCGAAGAGGCCGAGATTGCAGAGGCGTCGGTCGCAGAGGCCGAGATCGAACAGCCCCTCCCCGCGGGTTGGAGCAGCGAGGAGGCCGCACCTGAAGGCCTCGAGGCCCCCGGAGACGAGACGGTGGTCGATGAGGCCGCCGCGCGTACCCCCGGAGCCCCGCGCGAGTACGTGGTCCTGAACGGCCCGGCGAGCTTCGGCCCCGTGGTCATGAACGGTCAGAGCATTCGGGCGCGCGCCGGCGTCGTCTACCACCTGCCGAACGCCGAGGAGCGGGCCGACGTGCTGGCCACGGGCTTCTTCCGTGGCGCCGGCCCGGACGACGTCAAGAAGGCGGGCGTGGGCTCGGCCGGCACCATCACCCTCGAGTCCCTCCCTCCGGGCGCGCTCAAGGGCGGGCTCCGGTAGCACCAGAAAGGCTGATGCCCCATGAAGATCGCTGAACTTGCGGACGGCGAACTCGGCACGCCGAGGAGTACCGCCGCTCTGAACGCCCTGCTGCGCCTGGCCAAGGTCGCCGGCGCAGGCGGCCTGAAGATCGTAGCCACCCCGGCCACCGCGGGGAGCTCGGCCGCCGCCCTGAACGCGGCCGCCGCGGGCACCGTTACCAGGACCGTGACGCTCCAGCTGCAGGACGCCGCCGGCGTCCGGCAGACCTGGTACAACGGCGCGGACGTGACCCTAACGCCCACGGAGGCGGTGACCGACGCCGATGTGGCTGCCCCGGCCGTCGACGATGCCACTCCGGCCTTCACTGACGGGCAGGCCACCGTCGTTCTCACCTACGACACCGACGCCGGGGCCACCAAGACCTACGTGGCCGCGGAGACGGTGGGCTTCACTACCGCCTGCGCGAACATCCTCGGCCGCGCCGTCACCGTCGGTGCCGCGGCCAACTTCGTGGATACGCTGGTGGCGTAGATGGCCCTGCAGGTCCTCACCCTGGCGGAGATGCAGGCGCACTCGGCGCTGGCTGAGGTGCAGGCCCTGACCGACCCGACGCTCGAGCTCTTGGAGGCTGAGGCCCTCGATCTCCTCGAGGCGGAACTTGGCCGCCGACTCACCCTGGAAGCCGCGGACAGCGCCGTCGTCGTTTACGGCGACGGCCTGTCCCTGCTCCGGCTGCCGGAGCGTCTGCACTCCCTCACCTCCGCTGTCTCCGAGACGCTCGGCGACGTCACTGAGGCGTGCGTGCTCCTCGCCGACGGCTGGCTGCTCCAGGCGCGGATCTCGGTCTCAAGCGTCTTTGGCCCCGACGTGCCCGCCTACACTTTCAGCCAGGGTGTGGCCGTCACCGTCACCGGCAGGTGGGGTCTCGCCTGCCCACCGCGGGCAAGCCGAGTCCTCATGGACGTGGTCGAAGCGATCGCCGTGCGTAAGGGCAACCCGGTCTCTCGCCGGGACGAGCTCGCCCCGTGGGGCTCGGTGTCCGACGGCGGTCTCCAGGCTTCGCGGGACTCCGCGCACCGGGCCGCTACCCTGGAGAACCTCCTCCGCTACGACGTCCGGGTGCGCCTGCGCGGGCTCTACCGTCCGAGTGTCGTGGCCGCGGTCTGATGTTCGACTTGCTGGTGGACATCTACCAGGTCGCGGAGACGACGGTGAACGCCGAGCCCCGCGAGTCCGCGACGCTCCTCGCGGCGAATGTCCCCGCCCAGTTCCTCCGTATGAGCGGCCGCAGTCGCTATCTGGCCGCCGGGGCCGGGGTGGTGCTCGACGCGCGCATGGCTCTCCCCGCCACCGCAAACGTGACGGAGAAGGCGGAAGTTCGCAACGTGCGAACGCGCGAGGGGACGCCGGTGCCCGGTCAGCCCTCCCGCTACCGGGTGCTCTTCGTGAACCCCACTCGCCGCGGCTTTCATGTCGAGCTCGACCTGCAGGCGGTGCGGTAGTGCCCGGGTACTCCATGCCGCGTCACCTGGATCTCGGGGTCCGCCTCGAGCTCCAATCGGGTGTCACCCCCCAGGCCATGGAGCGTCTGCTCGCCGTCTTCCGGGAGGAGTACGCGCTGGCAGGCGACGACATCGGTCAGCACGTCCAGTCCCGGGTGCAGGACATCATCGAGAACACCCACGACATGGTGAACGAGGGGGAACTCCTCGGCTCCATCACCTGGGCGTCCGCCATGGTCGGCTCCGTACTCCAGGTCCTCGCTGGCACCAACGTCCCCTACGGCAAGTACAAGGAGTACGGCACCGTCCCGCACTTCGTGCCCTTCCACCTGGCCAAGTCCCTCTACAACCAGGCCAAGCACCAGTGGGGCTGGGTTGATCCGCCGGGACACTCAGCCTACGAGGCGGATGAGAAGGGGCGCGTGTGGCTTGCGCCAGCGCCGGGGGCGAAGCCCACTTGGGGTGTCTTCGTCTCAGGGGAACGTAAGCCCTTCCTCTTCCCAGGCTGGGTGGCCTCTATCGAGTACATCGAGACCCGCATGCAGGGAGCGGGCCAACGGGCCGCCGCGCGGTTCGCCGGAGGTGCCTGATGCCGACCTTCACCTGGCCTCACGCGCACCTGCCGCACGCTCTTGCCGATCAGCTGAAACTGGCCACGAGCGCCGAGAGCCGCGTGACGACGGAGATCCCCCGAGACCGCACCTACCCCCTCCTGGTGGTCCAGGAGGCCGGCCTCGGGCGCCTGGGCACGGATGCGGCCATTCAGGCAGATGAGCTGCGGCTACAGATCGACGCGTGGGCACCGACGAAGCTGGCAGCGGTCGCGTTGGCCGCACAGGTCTTCCGGCTCCTGGACGCTCGGTTCTCCGGGGCGCTCAAGGACACTGTTCTCCAGACGGAGGACGAGGCCGCCCCCGGCGACTTCTACCAGACCAAGGTGGAGCGGATCCGCCGCTCGGGCGGGGGCGATCCCTTCTTCGATGAGTACGCCCGGGTGTGGCGGTTGCCGGCGTTCTACTCTGTGAAGGTGAACCTCTGATGGCCGAGATCCAGCTCTCCGACGGCGCCCTGGTCGTCACCGTGCATGAGGCCCCGGAGGAGCGGCCCGCGCGCCCCCAGGCGCTGGACGTGCTCCCCGACACCGCCGGGTCACCTGTCGTCTACCAGCGGACGCCGGGCCTCGAGGAAGTGCCGCTCTCGGGGCGCCTGCTCGCCTCCGTCGATGTGACCCGTCTCGAGGCGTGGACAGCCGCGGGGGCGCTCCTCACCCTGACGGCCCGCGACGGCTCGGCGAGTGTGGGCTGGCGGGTGAAGCGTGGCCCTGCCCCCCGCATCCGCCGCAAGGATGGGGACTCGGCCGACTGGCTGGTCGACCTCAGACTCTGGAGGATCCCGTGAACGATCTGCGTGTGACGCCCGAGGGGATGCCCGGGGTGGAGGTGGACGGCGTTCTCCGTCCCCTCTTCTACTCGGTCATGGGGAACAAGCGCTGGGCCGAATACCGGGGCGCGACCTTCACCGAGATCATGGGCGGCGGCTGGAGCCCGGGAGAGCTTGAGCCAGACGACCTCGGTCGACTGCTCCTGATCGGCCTCGAGGGCGGGGAGCTTCGGCGGCACCTCTGCGCAGGCGGCCAGGGACTCCCCGTCGATGAGACCCTCGTCGAGAGGATCTTCGAGCGCTACCACGTCGCGAGCATCATCGGCTTGGTCCTCGAGGCCTGGAACCAGGCGCCGGACGAAAGAAACCCTCCGACGCCCCCGGTGACGCGATCACCTGGGGGCGTCTCCTCTTCCTGAGCCGGAGCCTGGGGCTCTCCCTCGCG